CTTCTGTCGGCCACATCTCAGGCTTCAGAACCCAAACATCGCAAAGAGTCAGGATGTAATCTTTCCAATCCTTCTTCATCATCTGCATCTTGTGTCCAACTGCAAGTGCATCCTGCGACATCGGCTCATAGCCTCTGGCGTAGTGCGGGATTTCTCCGTAAGGGGTTTTGTGCGTTGAGTTGTTTCCCTCTAGCCCATAGTTCGAGACATGGGCAACATTCGCTCCATGCTTTGCAAGGTTGTCAACAAGTTGCCCGATCTGCATTCCATAACCTGTCGGCTGGTATGGCGAATTGGAGAAGGTTGTAACTGTTAGGTCTAACTGCTCTGGCTTCATAAATTCCTTTCTACCCCCACAATAGCAAAATCCCCCGACTTTGTGCCGGGGGACTTGCCTAGATTTCTAAGGTTGACTATGCAGCCGAGCCTCTGAAAATCTTGAAGTGCTCTTGGTGGGACAGGTTTCCGTCTACACGAATCATGAAACGGAAGACTGCAAGGTCGTTAGCGAACTTGAAGTCATCGCTCCTGTCAACACGCAGGCCACCTGCAAGACGAATCTTGTAGCTTGGCAGGTATCCGAAACCAACCGAAGCGGAAGCTGAACCAACAGCTGCCATTCCGGGGTTCTCAAATACTGGGTATCCAAGCAGTCTGTCTGCGGTTGCGCCATTTAGACCCGGCTCGAATAGGTAGTATCCGTCAGTGGTCTTTAGCTTGCGAGCGTTGCGGATTGCGCTTGGGGCCATGAGGAAGCCAGTTCCCGGCAATCTGCGAACAGCACCATCAACCGAGTAAACAAGGTCAATGAGCTGGTCAGCGGTGAATAGACCACCTGCGATTGTTCCAGAAACTCCAGTTCCAGCAGCGGTAACGATACCGGTTGGCTGAGCAGATCCAGAACCAGTGGTTAGAGCAGCGTTTACTGCAACACCGATTGAGTTACCAGCGGCACGAGCTAGAACCTCAGCGATGTCAACACCGCTGTCTTCAATTAGCTCACGAGCAACTGGAACTAGGAATGCATACTTGTATGCGCCTAGAGTGATGGAGCTGAAGGTTGGCTCTGACTCGTCAATGGTTGCGCCTGCGGTCTCAAGAACAGCAGTTGCATAGTTGGTCAGAACTGGAATCTTCAGGTCTTCTCCGCCAGCGGTCTCGAAACGCTCTCCGAGGTCTAGCATTGGGCCAACCTCACGAGCTAGGTCATACACTCTTGCAACGAAGGACTGAGGAACAACTCCACCAGCATTTGATGGGGTTAGAGTTCCACGAGTCTCAAAGTTGTGAGAACGAATCTCACCCTTTGCAAGCGAACGAACATAGTCGTAGTCGGACTTTGATACTTCTGAAACCTCGAAGCCAGAAGTTGCAGCAGCGGCCTTAGCCTCACGCTCTTCTGCCTTACGGATGGTCTCGATTGCGGCTGCTCTCTCGTCAAGGTCTGCGTTGATGCGGTCGAACTTGCTCTGCTCTTCAGCAGTCAAGTCTCTCTTCTCAGCAGCAGCGGAGTCAAGCAGGGCCTTTGCTTCCTCCCATGCCTTAGCACGAGCCTCAGCCTGAGCCTTAATAAAGGACTGTGACATTTTGGTCTCCTAATAGTTTTATTTGACTTCAGCTGCGCTGACGCAGAACTGAAACAGGCGGTGCTTACACTCAACCCTGTTTATATCTTAGCAAAAGGAAAACCCCAGAGGTAGAAAGGATAAGACCCTCTGGGGTGGTTACTCGCTAAACCTTGCGATCAGGGGATTCGCTTTTCAGTTGGTTCAATGATGCGAGTTTCCTTTATAGCGGCATACGCCGATGCGCCGCTGTTTTTATCGCTGTCTACTTTGACTGCGACATCTTTGTTGTCTAGCTTCCAAATGGCTTCAGCCCACTTGTCTGCTAGTGAGTAAATCTCTCCAACGCTAGGGTCTCCTGCGATTGCGAGAATGGTTTGCTTGATCTGCTCTTTGGTTGCCATTAGTTTCTCTTTAGTAATAGGTCAAGCTGTTTGCGCTTTAGGTCTAGCAGGTTTGGCTCTTCGGTCTTTTCTTCTTCTACCTGCGTCACAGGGGAAAGAGTGTCAACAACCTTCTTGATTAGCTCTGCCTCGGTGTCTGACAAATCAGAGCCTTCCTCTAGCTTGAGGACTGCATCAGCCAAAGCGTCAGCGTCAACCTGCGCTCTAGTTGCAACCTTGTCGAGTGAGCGAACCATTGCCTCGGTTGCAGCGTAAGCAGGAAACGCAACAATGCTTGTCTCGAACAAACGAACGCTCTTTAGAGTGCGCTGTGTCATTTCTTGATTCCATGAGTCTTTGATAACTGAGAACCCGAAGCTCATCTTGTTTAGGTCTCCTCGGCGGAGTAGTTCAGCCATGTCTCGACCATCAGAAGTGTTTGGCAGGCTTGCCTCTACCCTGAGTCCAACCTCATCTTCGTAGAGCTTCATTGTGCCTGAACGAGTGGATGCAAGAACTCGGCCTGTGTCGTGATTGACCAACAGCTTGACATCGTTGCGAGAGCGTAGTGAGCGGCGGAATGCGCCGGGTTCGATTGTCTCGACAAAGCCACCCAAGTCTTCTGATGGGGAGTTGAACTTTGCAGCGTAACCAATGAAGGTCATGCCATCGCCTTCGGCTCTTAGCTCAAAGTCAGCGTCAAAGTTTCTGGTTTCTTGCTTCATGTTTGCTCTCTCTTGCTCGGCTTCTAGTCTAGTCTTTACACCTTCTGCATAAGCCATCGCTCGTCTTGCAGATCGCTTAGTTGTTCCGCCACCCCATAGAGCCATTGCAACAACTCCGGGTGATGGGAAGTTTTCTGATGAAGGGTTGGCATCAGGTGAATCTAAATCTCCCAAGTGTCTTGCAATCCAAGCTGCAATCCGAACCCACTTGTCGGCGGAAACATTGCCCTCAGCCATTGCTCTTGCTTCTCTTATTGTGCGGTCAACTAATCCATCTCCGCCAAGCCCTTCTTCATACCATTGCAAACCTCTGCGAGCAGATGCCCTCATGTAGGCAGGTGCGGTCAGGTCAACCTGACGAACCTCGTCATCGTCTTCGTCATCTTCATCCATCGGTTCTGGTAGTGGGTCAATCTTTGTCAGCGTTGAGAACTTGTGTCCGACATAGACATCGGTGTCATCCCAACCGCCCTCGACTCTTTGGTAAACCTGAATCAAAGCGGCAGGGTCATCGGGAGTGCCTGTGATTGTGAATGATGAGTCTGGAACATTTATTGTTCCGTCTCGCTCGATTTGAACAATCTCGCCTCTAGCTCGACCGCCCGATGTATTCCAAGAAACATAATCGCCAACTTCAAGCTCGTTTGGTCTGGCTCTCTCTCCGCCGGGTTCGATGCCCTCAGAGATTGAGACAGCGACCATCTGGTCAATGGCATCTTGCTTGGTTGTGTGGCAACCAATCACTTCGCCGTCTTCTTTTACAGTTGCCCAACCTGAACAGTCAGGTGATTGATTAGTTATGAAATATGGCATTAGCCGAGCCTCGCATTCACAGTTATTGTTCCCCCTAGTGCAACCGCTGTTCCGTTTATTGTGATGCCTCCTGCGGTTGTATTGATGCTGATCGTCTGAGTTTCAGCGTTGTAAACAATTGGGGATGTTGCGGCTACAACTCCAGAGGGTCCTTGCGGGCCAGTCGCTCCGGTTGCACCCTGTGGTCCAGTTGGGCCTGTAGGTCCTGTCGCTCCTGTAGCTCCGGTTGCTCCGGTTGGTCCAGCAGGTCCAGTTTCGCCTTGAATACCCTGTGGGCCTTGTGCGCCTGTTGCGCCAGTAGCACCAGTAGGGCCAGCCGGACCAGTATCACCTGTGTCACCTTTATCGCCTTTGTCACCCTTGAGTCCCTGAATACCTTGCTCGCCCTGAATGCCTTGTGGTCCTTGTGGTCCGGTTGCTCCAGTTGCTCCCGCTGGTCCTGTGTCCCCTGTGTCACCTTTATCACCCTTGTCACCCTTTACACCTTGAATACCTTGCGGACCTGTTGCACCTGTCGCTCCAGTTGCTCCTGTTGCTCCAGTATCACCCTTATCACCTTTTACGCCCTGTGGCCCTTGAGGTCCAGTCGCTCCGGTTGATCCAGTCGCTCCGGTATCGCCTTTGTCACCTTTCGGCAAAACAAAGTTCAAAGTCTGCGATGGTGCTGTGCCTGTGACTGTTACGGCTGCCGCTGTTCCGCTTGTAACTGTTCCAACCGATAGAACTGTTGGCGGTCCTAAGACTGTCTCATTCACCCAAAGCTGTGTTGCGGAATCATAAACAAGCGACTGCCCATCGGTTAGATTATTGAACTTGACATTGTGAAGTTCGTCTAGCTCATATCCATTCTGGATGTTGACGAATAGAACACCATTGTTCTGGTTGGCCCTAACGCAGTAGCCAATAAAGACTGAGTTATTTGGTGGGACTGGCTTTGTAGAAGTCAGGCCGCCGGGGACTGTTGGAGAAAGCCAAACTGCTGCGCCTTCGGTTAGTCCGTTGGTGTTTATGTTTCTGACAAGTCCAAAGCTGGCAGCGAATCCTTTGCTTCCACCGCTAATTGTCTCTGCCATAACTGCGATGGTCTTTGAACTTGTGACCTCTGAGTTTGCCTGTGCGTATGCAACAAGTTTGTTGTTGCCGTCTGATCCTGTGACATAGACAGCCTTGCCTTTAGTGCGCTCAGTGTTATCCGAAGACTTTGCCAAGATAAAAAGTTCTTGCCCGACATTCTGATTGACAGTCGGGGTCATGCCTAGCTCAAGAGTCTTGTCTGCGTCATTCCAGCCGATGCGACCAACTGCGATAGAAGGAACGGAATTGACATTGAACTGGATGTAAG